GCGGTGGCTGCCCCCGGCGGGGGTGACCGCGCGGGCGCGGGAGGGGCCGCCGGTGGCGGCGTAGTTGGTGCCGGGGCCGGTGCGGATGCGGAGGTTGGCCGTGGTGACCTGCACCTGGTACGGTCGGAAGCTGGTCTCCGGCTCCGGGTAGACCTGCTTGCCGGTGCCATCGAAGGCTGCGTAGCCTGGGTGGCTGTCCACCGCTCTCTTGGCATTGGCCAGACTCTTGTAGGCCCCCACCTGGGACTTGGCGTCCGCCCAGGTCTTCCGCACCCGGTAGAGGTTGTCCGTGGCCTGGGTGGTGCCGGTGCCGGAGGTCTGGGCGTCTCCGCCCAGACGCCGGGTCACCTCCGCTGCGATCTCCGGGTGCCGGTCGAGGAGGTACTGGCCGGGGCAGGCCTTGTTTGCAAACCAGCGGTGGACGGTGAGCACCATTTCATCCGCCGCCGGTTTGAAGGCCAGGGTCTTGTCCTTGTCTCCCAGCCAGAGCAGCTTCGTCTTCCCGTTCCGGCGGCAGATGTCCTCCACCAGATCCAGCAGGGCGGCGTAGGCCTTGTCGGTCACGGCGTAGGGGTCTTTGTTGTCGGAGGCGGTCTCAATGGTTACGGCCCGGTGGTCGTTGGCGGCGCTGGAGGTACACCAGCTCCGATCCCCTTCGTCGACGCACAGGCCGATGCTGCCGTCGTATCCCACAACGTAGTTGCAAGAGGCCTTTTTGCTGGTGGGCTGGAAGACCTCGCAGCCTCGCTTGGCCGTCACCTGGCCCACGAAGCAGTGGATGCTGATCCGGTCGATGGGCTTGTTCCTGGGGCTGTTCTTGTTGGGCGAGATCAGGGTGACGCTCGCCAGCTTGCTGTTGCTCATAGTAGGTGTCCTTTCTTTATCCGACGCCGCCGTCGGAGCCGGTGGAGGCCCCGGCGTCGGTGCTGGTGTTTGCATCCTGCTTTGGGTACTTGGAATCTCCGTAGCGGATCAGGCCGAGTACTCCTGCCTCCCCTCCGATGAAGGAGAAGAAGGAGACGATGAGGGTGTCCGGCGTCCCGCCGGTTTTCATGTAGACTGCGATCATGGCCACCGTGAAGGCGGTCACCTCCGCCAGAATGGCCACGACCACCTTTTTGGAAAACTTCACGGGGGACGCCGCTTTGCTACGCTTTCGCTTCCTCCCCATCGGCGGTCACCTCGGTTCCGGCTACAGCGGCGGTTTCTCCATCAGGGGGGCGGTAGTAGTAGTTCACTGTGGCGGGGGTGCCGGTCTTCTCCGCCTCCGTGGCGTCTGCGATCCGCTGGGACTGGGTTCCGAAGTAGAAGGCGATGACCACGGCGTAAACCGTCATGAAGTCCTGGGCGATCTGCTGGGTGACGGCCAGGAAGGCAAAGACGCCGGTCAAAATAAGTGTGACCAGGGATTTCACGGTGAGCAGGTTTGCAAGGCGTTTCTTGAAGGTGTCCATGGTGTTCTCTCCTTTCAGGTGTCGAGCGTGTCTTCGGTGTCTCGTTCGTTGGATGAGGATGCCAGGAAGTCGTGCTCCCGAAGCCGGTCATCGTACACCCTGCTGATATTGGCGATGGCGTGGGAGGCACGGTTGTTTTTGTAGCCCTTGTGCTCATCGCAATACCGCTCGTAGTAGTCGATGTCGGCCAGGATGTCGATGAATTCCTCCTTCGTGTGGGGGATGTCCCGGAGCAGTTCATTGTTGAACCGGAGGATTCTGGCCCGGTGCTCGTCGGCATTTCGCTCGTCATCCATTCGGATGTGGCCGGCCAGCCCCTGCTTAACGGCCCCCAGCTCCTTCAGCACGTCGGCGTTGATGGCCCTCCCGATGGCTTTTGCTATGGCAGACCATGGATTGACCTTGATGGGGGCGAACTCCACCAGTGTCAGGAGTAGCAGGAGCAGCCCCCCGCCGCCTGCGAGGGCTTCTCGTAGGCTCATGCTTCTTCCCTCCCTTCCGGGCAGGGGTCGGGCCATTCCTCACTTCCGATGATCTGGCGGTATCGGGCGTCCGCCTTTGCAATCTCGTCCTTCAGGGCGGTGTCCCCCAGCTCCCCCAGCCGGAGGGCCATCGCCCGAATGATGCGGCTCTGTTCCTCGCAGAGAGTGCAGAGCGCCTCGATCATCTGCAGGTTGCTCATTCCTCCTGGGCCTCCGCCGGGGCTTCCGTCCATCCGTACTGCCCAGGCTCCCAGACGTTGGCGTCCAGGTCGCTGATCCAGTGCTTCCCGTTGTGGCTCACCTTTGCCCCCTTGGAGTAGGCGTCATGCGCTCCCAGGGGCTGAGACCACTCCGGCCATTCCTCCGCCGGGTCTGAGATGCTCACCCACAGGCTCACCGCCGTGTCCGGCGTCCAGTCCGCCTGCGACGTGTGGGCCTGAAGGCACTTATACAGCTTCCCGTCCGTGTAGCGCCGGATCTGGCCCACGGTGTAGTTGACGGGATAGGCCCACGGAGAGAAGAGGTCGGCGTGTTCTCCGGCAGTCACGCCGTCAATCGTCCCGGCCTCCGCCATGGCGACAAAGGCGATCCCGCTGGTGGTGCTGACGGCGTCGGCCTGGGAGATGGCGATGAATACCATCTCGCCGCCCTCCACCTCGGAGACCACGGCCTCCGGTGCGTCCGGGATGCCGCTGCCGCCGTTCAGGTTGTAGAGCGTCCCGGCCACGGATACGCCGATGGCGTCCTCCGCCGTGGCCTCCACCAGCGTCCCGGTGTCCGGGTTCCTGGTGACGTATCTGGGGGCGTCGCAGAGGGCGACGATTTTCCCGGCGCTGATTATCTTGTACATGGGGGTGTCCTCCTTTTACGGTTTGATGTTGAGCGCCCTTGCGAGGGGGAGCAGTTCCTCTGGCTCCGCCTCGAAGAAGGCGTGGTTGAATAGGATGGTCTCTGCGTCCGGCACAAGGTAGCGGCTCCACTCCCGCTCCAGCATTTCGATCTCCCGGTCGGTGAACCGCTGGCGGTGCCTGCCGTCATCGCTCCGGCGTTCCCTCCGGCTGTGGGCGATGGCCCAGGAGACCTTGCCCCGCTCCAGGCCCCGGCCATCGTCGTTCCGGGCCATGTAGCGGTGCGCCAGCTCGCTGGTGGTGAAGCAGATCGCTCTGCCCTCCGCCGCGGCGATAAAGTCTCCGATGGTGTTCAGCCGGGTGCCGTATGGCAGGTTCAGTCTGTCTCCGGCGGCGGAGAGTTCCCGGCATCTGTGGTGGACGATGTATTCCATGGGCGGCTCCTTCCTTATGCGGCCTGGGTGGCCTGCTGCGTGATTCTGGTGTACTCCCACCCGGCCTTTGTCTTCTTGGCCCGGAGGGTGCAGGGGAATTTGTTCTTCCTGCGCCGAAGCTCCGGCGCAAACATGGACGTGAAGCGGGCGTCCATGGCCTCCGGGGTGCGGTAGCTGTCGCACCGCTTCGCGTGTGCCCTCCAGCTCTGGTAGCTCTGGATGGCGTCTTCGGCGTCCATCTGCCCCTCTGTCACCCAGGCCCTGAAGATGTCCATCTTCCGCCGGATGGCCTTGATGCTCTGGCGGCTCAGCTTCATGGTGACCTTGCCGCTCTCCTGCAGCGTGAATCGCACCTTCAGGAAGGTGAAGCTGTGGTGCTTGAAGGGGGTGATGATGCATTTCTTGTCGTTCAGGGTGAGGCCCAGGTCTGCTGCCAGCAGGTGGTTGCAGCGGTCGAGGTCTCGCAGTTCCTCCAGGGAGGGGCTGATGGCGTACCCGTCATCCATGTACCGGCCATAGGCCTCCACCCGCCGCCGGTCTTTGAAGTAGTGGTCGATGGGGCTGGCGGCGTCCAGGGCGGTGATCTGGGAGACCTCGCTCCCCAGGCCCACGCCGCGTTTCCGCTTCGCCTTTGGGTCTGCGGTCTTCATCTTCAGAAAATCGTCGATGTAGCTGCAGTAGAGCCGGTAGAGTCTATCGTCCCGGATCACCCGTCTGGCCCTGGCCTTGATTAGATCGTGGGGCAGGCTCCCGAAGTAGCCCTTGAAGTCGAACTGGTAGATGCCGCCCTCCAGGCCGTACCGGTGGAAGTGGCGGGTGAGCTGCTGGTGCAGGGTCTCCAGGGCATAGTCCATGCCCCTGCCCTCCAGGCTGGCGCTGTTGGTGGAGATGAAGCTCCGGGAGAAGGCTTTGGTCAGGTAGTTCTGGCACAGGCATTTCTGCCCCGCCCTCTCCTGGATAGGCAGGGCGTCGATCTGACGAGCCTTGCCGTGCTCCACGGTGGTGAAGCTGTGAAAGCCCTTGAACCGCCGCTTCTCTCCGGCGAGGGTCTCCACGATGTCAGCGCACTCCGGCAGCAGGTGCGTTTCAAATAGAATCGTCGAGGTCTTCCAGCGGGAGCCGTCGCAGCACTTCCTTCCGGCCTCCACCATGTTTCCGAAGTTGATTACTTCGTCGAAGCTCTTTCCGGTGGTTTCCAGGGCCTTTGCCTCCCGTTTCGCCTTTCGGCGCTGGTATCGGGCCTCCCGCCGTTCTTCACTTGTCAAAGGGGCTGTCCCCTCTCTGTTTAGGTCTGACGCAGCCCCCACGCACAGACGGCCCCTCCGGCGGGTGGTTTGCCGGGTGCGTCGCTTCCGGCACCTGTCCCGTCATTGGGGGTGGTTTTTCAGCGCAGCTGCGTAACGTCCGCCAATGAAACCGGGGAGGCCCGTCCCGCCGCTCCGGTCTGAAGCTGCGGTTTGGTGCCCATCAAACTCCCCGGCCATGCAAGCAGCGTCCGGGCGGATCGTGTCGTGGGGCGATTTTAGGAATGAAGCCCAGCTGTCTGGGTCAGGCTCCAAGGTGCAAGCTCTCCTTTAAGTTTTGGGGCACGGGTTCGCCGTTGGCTACTATTTCTGGCCCCAGTAACGTTTTCTTAAATCCCGGCGCGAAGCCATTCGAATTGTAGGCGTTGTTGTTGTTCGCGCTCCCGTCTGTGTTCACATTGCAGAAGTTCGTCGTGTTGCTCGCATTGACCGAGCGCAGCCACCAATTGCAGGCGGAGCCGTCAGAGCTTGCCCTAATGGGGATTTATGCGTTGGGTGGCCAGGGCGGCGGGGGCGGGGGGTGGGGCCCCCCGCCCCGGGGCTCGTGGGGGGGGGCTCGGGG